CCTGTCGATACTTTATCCTACGTTGACCCTTCTTAATTATGGTTTATTTTATTGGGTGTGCAATGATTGTCACCGTTTGTCTATTTGTTTACTTTTTAGGTCTTTATAATCCACATTAATGGATAAATAAGACGGAGGAAATAGATAAGAGAATGAAATACTTAATACATACACGCTACTGCTGGTATGACAGTGAAGATGGAGAGAAACTTGTCTTTATGTATTTCATAGAGAATGTTCCATTCACCTTTGATGAGTTACCAGAAATTGCTAAAGAAGATCTGGAAATAGTGACATTAGCAGATCAAGAGAGAAGATGGACAATTGAAGACCTATATAAGGCATATTCATATTTAATGGAAGAGGAATGTAATCCTCTGGTGTTTGAGTTGGAGTTAGAAAACCCTGAACTAGTACCTATCGATTAATGTCTAGTATCAAACTGTGGCACTCAGAAGAGATGAAGCAATGGAGATGGACTGTAGTGGATGATGACTTAAATATGCATTCAGGTCAAGAACCTGAGATGGGTGATGCCATGAACAAAATTGCAAAGACCGTTAAAGAACTAGAGGGTTTTTGTGAAGCTAAATAATCCATAACAAGAACTATAATGCGAGTAAGATGGGTCTTTCAAGATTAGAGAATTTTTTAAAGTCTACGAGAGGGAACATTCTCTATGTTAACCCAAATGATTTGGATGCTACTGATAGTATTGAAAATCAGGGTAACTCTCTAACTCGCCCTTTTAAAACTATTCAACGTGCTTTAGTTGAGTCGTCAAGATTTTCATATCAGAAAGGGTTAGATAACGATAGATTTGCAAAAACAACTATACTATTATATCCAGGAGATCATGTAATAGATAATAGACCAGGATGGATACCAGACGGATCAAATAATTTTAGATTAAGGAATGGAACAACATCTGATGACTTCCCTCCATTTGACTTAACAACTAACTTTGACCTAGAGAACCCAAATAACGAACTTTATAAACTGAATAGTATCTACGGTGGTGTAATTGTTCCTCGTGGTACTTCTCTTGTCGGTTTTGATTTAAGAAAGACTAAGTTACGTCCTAAGTATGTTCCTTCTCCAACGAATGGTGATATAGAAAGAACATGCTGCTTTAGATTAACTGGTGGATGTTATCTAGCAGAGTGGAGTATATTTGATGCTGATCCAAATGGAAAG